CATCATCAATGCCCCTCTTTTTTAGAGGGGTTTTTTATATATATAAAGGGATCTTATGAAATACAAAAAAACAGTTCGATCAAAAGAAGAACAAAAAGCGCTTGTCGAAGCTTTCTTAAAGCAAACAAAATCAATATCTGAATACGCAAGATTAAAACAAATTCCCGAATCTTCATTTAGTCGTTATCTAAAAAATTATGATAATCTTGAAGCTTTAAAAGATTTCAAATCTGCAATCATTCGAACAGAAGACGAAAAAAAAAGTTTAGTTATAAAATTTGCACAAAGTGATGAAACAATAACATCTTTTTGTAAACAAAACGAAATTGCGTTCGCTTCTTTTTATCGTTTTTTAAACAAATTTAATGATATTTACATAACAGAAAGAGAAAAATACGAACAATCTCGAATTATTAAAGATCAAAACGTAGCATTTAAAGAATCAGTAGTTGTAGCTAAATGCGATTCACTTCTTAAAAACGCAAAAGAGACACTTGAAAGCTGTAGAGCTATTCAAAAGTCACAAATAAAGATTGCTTTAGCTACGACAATTACAATTTTTATTTTTTTGATGATTTATTTTGTTATGAAATAAAAACGCCGCGAGAGTTTAAATCACGGCGAAGCTTATTAGAAAAGGGATCTTCTGAAAAAAAAGATTTCTAACGCTCTTGAGTATATCTATCGTTTAATTTAAAGCAAATAAATAATGCGCGCTCGTTGCGTCGGTCGCGCTATCTTTCTACAATCTCAATCTCTATAGCATATTCTTTCGGCTCGCCTCGAGTTTGATAATATTGCCATTCAAAGCCTCTATAGCTATCCATCATCCCGTTTCTGCTTGTGGGGAAATACTTTTTCGCTATAGCATCACGTATATTCTTGAAAGCTATTGTATTGTTATCACTATCCCATGAGCGAGGTGCAATTCTTGTAAGCCTTACAACTACAGGTAAAGGCGGTAATTCCTTCAAGAAGCTATTCACAATCATGTATTCTTGTCTCACCCTTTTCATACGAGCTTGCCAATGCTCATAAGCGTTAGCGATTGGATATAGCTTATAAGGTATCTTTACTTTCATTTTCACTTTCACATTGTTCAATAATTTCTCTTAAGTCAAAGCTAATGATTTCATAAGTAACTTTATTCAGATAAAACATTGCAGAGGCAAGTCTTAAAGCGTTTATTGGCTTTTCTTCTATAGCATTGTAGAAAAGCTTATTTCCATTTTCGTAGTCTTTCAAAAGCCCTTTATATATTTTATCTTTATTTTTTTTATTTAAATTTTGTCTCATTGAGAAACCTTTCTTTCTGTTACTTTTCCAATATCTTTATCAAAATTAAAGTTCAAGATTCCTGTAGGACCAAATCTATTTTTTTCAATAATTACTTCAAGAGTAGTCAAATAATAACCATCACGGCTTTGCACATTTTCATGAAGCAATAATATTAAATCGGCATCAGCTTCTATTTGTCCGCTGTCTCTCAAATCACTTTTTGTTGGCCTTCGATTTTCTTTTTCAGATGCTCTCGAAAGCTGAGAAAGACAGATAACAGCGGTTTTGGAATCTTTTGCAAGGCATTTAAGCTCTCGAGTTAAATAACTTATTTCATTTGTTTTACTGTCGAAACGTTGACGATTTTTAATAAGTCCAAGATAGTCTATAAAAACGACTTCAACTTTATGCTTTCTTACATGCTCTTTGACTATTTGTACGAGGTCATTAATATATATGCTTTCATCAATTACATAGAAAGGCGTTTGCTTTAAAGTTTCAGCACTTGAGCAGAGTTTTTTATATTGATCTTCGTATATCAAACCTTCCTCAACTTTTTTCATTGAAAGATTTGCAAGATTGCAAGCGAGCTTTGCTACAAGCGCATTATCAGACATTTCTAGGGAAATAAACAAACAAGGTATTTGCTTTATGATAAGATTCAAACATACATTCAAGCTAAAAGTGGTTTTACCAACACCAGGACGAGCACCAATTATTACAAGATGGCCCTTAGTGATTCCAGAAGTAGGAATATCTAAACTTTGATATCCCCAAGAATGTCCCTTCATGGGTAATTTATTTTGCTTACGAAGTTCCATACTTTCTTTTATATGATCTTCAAAAGATTTGTTTTCTTTGAACTCTTTTAAAACGGCTTTAATTATTTTAGATTCGCTTTTGATGATTAAAGGTAATTCTAGCTGCTTCTTAACATGATCATCTCTTTCTTCTGCTATTGACAAAGGATTTTCACGTATATTATTTAGATAAGTTTGTGTTTCACTACAAGATTTTCTAGCAGATGCATATTTGCGAACTATCGTTAGTCTGTCGGATACTTCTATATCATAACTTGCTTGTGTTAGTAAATTTTCTATATAACTCAAAGTAATGTTATCTTTTTGCAATCTTTCAGCTACTAGAAAATGGTCACCCAAAAGTTGATCTCTTTTAATCTTTTCAAGCTCTTCAAAAATCTTGCGAAATGTTGGCTCTTGAAAGTCTTCACTTGTCGCATTTCGTAAAATTTCATCGCGTAAATCAAAATCAAATAACGCACATGCGATTAAATCTTTCTCAGCTTCTAAGTTCACTATCGAATCGTTGTTATTTTGCATTTTAAGGCATCGTCCTTACGTCAAAGTATTTGGTTAATGTGTTGAGTTAGCTAAGTGTGTTGACTTCCTTAAAATCGAAATCTTGGGTATTCTGTAACATTTCGTTATTTAAGATGGGAATTTCAGGATACTCTTCCTTTTTTTCAAAAGAAAAAAATTCTCTTTTATTTTGTTTAGTTTCTTTTGTATGTGTAATTTTTACACCATAAAAATTACTTTGATTACACCACGGTGGTGTAAATTTTACACCATTACCAATTATTTTATTTAAATTAATCTTTATAATATTTGTTTGCTTTATTTCATCTTTTGTTGATTTATCAATATAAATAAAATTTTTTTGTTCTAGTGATTGCAAACAGTTAATACAAGTTTTTTTTGTAAACCCCGACAATTTTACTAACTGCGAAAGAGAAATTTGGTCTTCTAGCTTTTGAAAACCAATAGTTTTTCTTAAAATGCATAGCATTATGACACATTCAGATGCTGAAATAGTGCTTACAAAATTATCTATAAAATAATTTGGAATTGCAGAATAATTCCCTAAAATTAAATTTTCTTTATTCATAAATACATCCTAGTATTTATAAACCCATTTTTGCTATTGCAATAAAACTCTTTTTGTTATTATCTTAATAGCCCCCATTTAGGTTTAATCTGTTTAAATGTGGGAATCAATGCGCTTAGCGCACCTCATATCGCTAAATATGAGACACAAAAAGCCTCAAGAGTTACAAGCTCTTGGGGTTTTTCTTTTTTCGCATTACTTTAAAAAAGGTATCTTGTAAGGTAAAAGTATTTAAGGAGCAAGTAAATATGAACTTTTGCCCAAAAAAACCCCCCTCAACGTGGAGAGAGGTGATAAAAGAATTGTATCAAAGCGCAAAAAATGATGAAGTTGCGCTCTCGATAGTTTTGATGTGGGGATTTCTGCTAGCTGTCTTCGTTATTATGAAACTTTTCACTGTCTAAGTACTCTTGAGCTAAATCTTCTAGAGTAACTTCTCCTTTCGTAACTTTGACTATGTTGTAAGCTATATAAACGCTTGAAGGGGCATCCTGCAAACTCCATCTATGTAAAACTCTCGGCGTTGAACCGACGGCGTCAGCTAACTTTTGATAGCTCACTCTATTTTTTTGCATCCAATCTTTTAATCGCATGTGCTTTCCTTTATTTGCTTGCATGTTTATAGCAAATATGATATAGTTATCTTTCTTTAATTTCAAGTAAAAGGGTTAGATATGGAATGTTCACAAGAAACAAAAGATTTAGACGAAGCAATTTCGCTTGTACAGCAAGAAGTAAAAAAAGCTATTAAAGATAAAAAGAATCCGCATTTAAAAAATGAATACGCAAGCTTGGAAAGTATTATTGATGTTTTGAGGCCAATTACTTCTAAGCATGGCATTTCAATTATGCAATACCCGGAATATGATGGCACAAATTACTTATTGCGCACACGTATAGCACACAAAAGTGGGCAATTCATTATCAGTGTAATGCCATTACTTATCGCAATTGTTGATATGCAAAAGTTTGGCTCTGCTATTACATACGCTCGTAGATATGCTCTTAGCTCGATCTTTTGTATTGCAACAGGTGAAGATGATGATGACGGCGAAGCATGTAAAAAAGTTTATGATAACAAACAATGTGCAGAAAAAAAAGAGCCGATTAAACAGCCAAAAGTTGATTCACTTTTAAGTAAAGTACAAGAAAATGCAATTATGCAATTAGTTCAAGAAACTGGCACAGATTTACAAAAAGTTTTAGAACACTTTAAAGTTGCAGAAGTTTCGCAATTGTCGCATGAACAAGCTACAGCAATTATTAATCAACTTAAGAAAAGGTAACTCATGAAACAACTAAATATAATTGGCTTTCTTGGCAAAGCTCCTGAATCACGATTCACACAGCAAGGATCGAAAGTAACAACTTTCTCAATAGCTTGTGGAAAAGACGAAGAGACTTTTTGGATTAGATGCACAGCATTTGGCGATGTTCATGATAAGATAATAAGCTACCTAAAAAAAGGTTCTCTCATCGGTGTGCAGGGTGATTTGAAAAAACCACGCACATATGTCGACAAGTCAGGAGTTACGCAAGTTTCAATAGAAATAATAATTACAAACCTTTATTTCTTACCCTCAAAATCAGTCGAAAAAACCGCTTCCGAAATCTCTGTAAACGATGAGTTGCCATTTTGAAAATATTACAACTAGAGCAAGGCTCAAAAGAATGGCTTGAGAAAAGAAAGCTTTGCATCACTAGCACTGATGCAGCTTCTATTATGGGCCTAAACCCATACAAGAGCCGTAAAGATGTGCTTAAGGAAAAGCTTGGGCTTGGTCAAGAGCAAGAAGAAAACGAAGCGATGAGGCTTGGGCGTGAGCTTGAGCCTAAAGCACGTGAAGTATACATGCTTCAAGAAAATACGATAGTCATCCCTGAAGTATGTGTGCACGATGAATACTACTGGGCCATGGCGTCACTTGATGGGCTTGCAGAGGGTGGGCAATATATTGTTGAAATAAAGTGTGGTAAATCTGCTTTTGAGCAAGCGCAAAGACGCGAGATACCCCAGTATTACCGCTGTCAAATGCAACATGCGTTATTTGTAACGGATCTAAAAGTATGTCACTATTTCTGCTTTTGGCAGGGAAAATCAGTACTTCTTGTAGTGCATAGAGATGAAGGATTTATTCTAAAGCTTATCGAAGAAGAGAAAAAGTTTTACGATGAAATGCTTTTTACTGATCCCGCAAGTTTGATTATAAATCAAAATGATGATACACGCTTAGAAGAGGCGATTAAACGCTTCGAACATCATAAGCTGACTATTGAGTCACATGAAGCATTAAAAGAGCTTGCAAAGCAAGAAATCATCGATCTTTGCGAGGGTAGAGATACCGAAGCTTTCGGCTACAAGATTACAAAGAATTACGTGAAGGGGCGTATTAAATACGATGCTATACCAGACATCACCGGCATTGATTTAGAGAAATATCGCTCTGAAGGATCTGAGAACTGGACTATCAAAAAACTTAAATAAACCAAAGTGGTTTGGCCCTTAAGCAGACGAGGGCCTTTTTAACAATTCCAAGCTTTTCTAGCTAATCTTAATCGACTTTTAGGATCTTTTGCAGCTTCAGGAAACATTTCCATTTGGCCTTTACTGCGAGCGCAATATGACTTTCTTCTAGCTTCATCTTTCTTAGTCTTCGGATTTGGCACAGGTGGCTTTAAATTCATGCCTTCGGCTTTAGCTGATGCCCTGCCTTTAGCGTTGAGCCCACCTTTGGGATTTTTCCCCTCTGCACGTTGCCAAGCAGGTGTTTTAGCCATATTACTTACTCCTAAATGCTTTCGACTTTTCTGCTATCTTTTTAGGCTGTTTTACGAATTGCTTGCCCTTAGCATTACCTTGAGCTTTAGCTCTATTTGTCGATTCTTTTTCTTGGCTTGTAAGTGATTCCCAAGCAGCTTTTGGCAAATATCTTTTCTTGCCTTTGCTTGGCTTGCCGTCTGATGTTGTCCACTCTTGTTTGCCCCATTCTACAAGGGACTTCTGAGGATCTTTCACGACTTGTAGCCCCCACCTTTAGCTTTGTATTCTTTAGCTAAAAGCTGACTTTTACGAGCTGACCACTCGTTTGGATCGCCGCCTTTCGTGCCTTTCTTAATCTTCTCAAAAAGCTCTTTTCTCATTGACGGCTTAGTGTAAACTTTGGCTTGATTGACTTTAGACTTCATAAGTCTCTTTTAACTCTGAGAGCAAGTTGTTTTCTTGGTAAGTGTCTTCGGGCATATCATCGATATTATAAGACTCGTTACAACATAAAAAAATTGGAGTAGAATGATTGTGCTTAATAGTCGTTTCTACCCCAATCTTCTGATCTCCCGTTGAGATCATAATTATTCCTCGCTCATGGGCGTTAAATCAATGTCGATGCCAGTTTTATCTTCTAACATAGCTTCAACAATTTCTTCAATGATATTGTCATCTTTGTAAGATTGACATGATGCGAAAAGACATGCTAAACAAAAATGGAGTAAGATTGTTAAATAAGTCATAAAACCTTTATGGGGTTAATTCTTGTATTTGAAACATACTGTCTATTATGCCATATATCGATTAAGTTGCGTATTCTGTTATAATTAATTCAGTTTCTGCTGAACCGCCGTAAAATCTTGCGCCACCAAAACCGTTAATGTTCAAAGTGTTACCAGAAATTCCCATTCTAACACTATAAGTTTGTGCGCTTGTTGTTCCTGAAGTTACATATTTTAATAAATTCCATGTTGCCCACGCAGCTCCAGAACTACTTAAAACACAAACTTGTATAGCGTTAGTATTTGCTGCTTCAAAAAGTGCAGTTGTAACAAAAGCCGTACCAGAAGTAGTACCCGTTGCAATAAATTCAATTACTAAAACACTTGCCGAGCTTTTAGGTGTTATTGCTAAAGATAAAACTTGGTCACCTTCTGTTATTTGTGGTTTAGTATCATCGTTGGGTATACTTGAAGTAATACTTTGTAAGGTAACTTTATTTGTTCTAACTTGCTGTAAAATAGCAGTTCCTTGAAACGTTGGCAAAGCTCCTGCGCCATTAGACGTAAGAACTTGACCTGCTGTACCAACGCTAGCAATAGATTGTATTGGATTTGTTGAAGTTGTTCCTCCACACAATACTGAATAGGCTGTATTAGAAGTCACGCCAGTTCCGCCACCTGCTACTACAGAGGTTCCATATGTAGGGTTAGATGCATTACCTTGCGAAATTAAAGGGATTCCTGAAGTTGCAGAGGGGGCAATATTAGTATAGGCTGAACCGGTACCGACTATTAAATTATATTGTGCGTTTTGTGCATTAGATCCGTTATTTGTTGGCATTATATTACTCCAAAATTCCCTTGAGGGCCATTTATTACAATCCAATTATTATTAGTATTCCAGCATGCAATTTCTATAACATCGCCTATTGATGTACCTATAAGTGCACCTGCTATGCCTAAAGTAGTTGTTGTATTTCCGAAAATAATTTGCTGATTGGCTAGTTGATTTATTGTAACAATACCATCCACTGAAACAATCTTAAAACTATCCCCTACATTTGCCGTCGCTGGCAAAGTAAATGTAACACCTAAGGCAAAGTTAGCAAAATAAGCTTTATTAGTTTCTATAGTTTTGGTCGGTGTAGTAACTACTTGCCACTCATACCCACCACCTGTTGAATTAATCGTAATGGTGTTGCCAGAGGCGCTAGTATTGCATCCAGTGCCACCAAGCATATTTACAATATTCGCAACTGGTATTGCCGTTCCTGCATCTGTAACAACTTCACTTATAAAGTCGCTTGTATCTGATGCTTGTAGTTGCCAGTCCGCTTGATTGCCTGCAAGCGATAATAGTTTATACCATTTCTTTGTAGAGGGTACGTAAGCTTCATCTAAAAGCTGAAAGCCTCGCCAATTACTGCTATTAGGCGTATATTCAAATATATAGATTCTTGGGCTTCTAGCTGCATTAATAGCAAGATACTTTACATTTTGGCTATTTGTTGGACTTGTCATTTAACTACCTTCATGATTACAATTAAATTGATTCTCTCCATGTACCAAAAAAACAACTTTGATAATTAGCGTTACTTGTTGCAATAACACCAATCCAGTTCCCAAAATTAAATTATTTTGTGCGTTTTGTGCGTTATTTGTAACCATCTATATTACTCCATAGTAACTATATGTAAAGACATGCTTAGCAAAAGTGTAGTAAGATTGTTAATTATGCTTGTATTTCCCAAATCTCTAGCGTTGTAGAAGCTACACCCCCAAACACACGAGCGTTATTAAAACCATTTATATCAACTGGTTTCCCTGGATTAGAAGTTCCTACTCTAATTTTAAATGTTGTTGGTGATGTTGTACCAGCCATCATTTTATAACTTAAAGTACATGTACCCACCATCCCATTTGCTGGACTTACTGTTGAAGGGCCAGCCGATGCTGTTAAGGCATTTGCTGTCGTATCTTGAAATAAAGCTACTGTTGGTAAATAGTTAGTTACACCGTCATAAATGCCATAAAAAATAGTAGAATTAATAACTAATGTATTTGAACTTGATTTTGGAGTTATTGAAAGTGTAAAAACTTCCGCCCCTTCGGTGTTTTGCGGTATTGTATCATCATAAGGTAGTTGTGTTGTTATACGCTGTAATGCTGTTTTATTTGTTTGTACGTATTGAACAACTTGCCCTACTGCTGGGCCTTGAAACGTAGGTAATGCCCCTGCGCCATTACTCGTAAGAACTTGACCTGACGAGCCTACACTAGCAATAGATTGCACTGGATTTGTTGAAGTTGTTCCTCCACACAAGACTGCGTACGAGGTATTAGAAACTACACCGCTACCGCCTTGGGCTACTGGTAGTGGTACTGGAAGTTGTGATGTGAAGCCTTGAGCCATATGTCCTCTAGTTTGTTTATCTTGTAGCTATCATAATTTTACTGCACTAATCTTCCCTGAAAAAACATAAGCGGTTCACCGTTTCCAAAAGCTCCTACAGTTTTCGCTTGTCCTGTTACAGACATTTGTAAACGTGCTGTATCTCCAGCATTCATATCCGCAATAGCTGTCGCATGTTGAATAACTTGGTTATTAGCATCTTTTACAGTTGAAGGGTTAAATCCTGCCCCAGCATATCGGCGAGCAGTCGTTAGTATTTGTACGTTACCTTGGTTTCCTGCAGCGATATTTCCGAACCATACAGTTCCTACAAACCAGTATTTACCTGTGATAGGAGCCGTAAAAATTCCAGTAGCATTGTTATAATTGTTGCCAATATCGAAAATTTCAGTATTACAAATTACAGTAAAAACCGTACCGTCTCCTGTCACGTTAGCTGTGTTAGCACTTTGAACAGCTGAAAAAGCGGTATTCGATGTGTAAGTAGCATTTCCATTCGTATCAATTGTTGCGCCGGTAGCACTAACAAGTTTTGTGCCGTCATAGACAACAATTCCATTTGTTGTTGCAAATGTAGTCGCACTAGTTCCGCCATTACTAACACTTAAAGGCAATGGAATATTTTGTGAATTTATAAATCCTTGTGCCATAAATCCCCTTAAGTTGTTTCACAACCGTAAATATTAAACGAACATGTAGCTAGCGTATTGTATACTCTTACAACATCGCCTGCGCCTAACGTTACGCCGAAAGTAGCAGCAAATGTATTGTTTCCCGATATGTCAATATCATAATAAATATATTGCGCTGCTGTATCGGCTGCACCTGCAACAGCTATTGATACTCTAAATTTTGTCGCTGTAGCTGACTGATTAGCTACCGTTATGGTAGAAATACAAGCTTGTGTTGCTGCTGGTACTGTATAAGCATCTGTTAAAGATGCTGCTCCAGGTTTGTTTTGACCTAATACTTTATATGTTGTTGCCATTAAGCCCCCATAAGTAAAAATGTATATGGTGCAGCGACTTTAGCGACATCTTGCATAGAAGGATTTGCGCTAGCACCGTTTGATGCCAAAACTTGTTGAGTCACGCCTTGAGATATAGAACTATATCCTGTACCTGTGCCTACAACTATTTGGTATTGTGTATTTGTTGCATTTACTGAGTTATTTGTTGCCATTGCAAACCTTATACTATTGTGATGTTACCTAAACAATTGTAATATTTCCGATAGAGCTCTTAACTCTCCAAACACTAGAAGCTCCTGTGTTTGTTGCTACTAAACATATAGAATCACCTGCATTTGTTGATGCTAAGCTACCACCTACGCCCAACGTTGTTGCTTGTGAGCCAAACAATACTCGTTGGTTTGCCGATTGAGCAAGTGACCATGAACCTTGAACACCTACAATTTCAAATACATCGCCAACGGTCGAACTTGCTGGAAGCGTGAAGGCTACAGCACCTGCACGGTTGCTTAAATAACCTGTATTTGCTGCAACGGTCTGGCTTGCACCTGTTACATCTACCCATGCCATACCAGAGCCCGAAGAGGCTATAGTTATGCTTCCCGAGCCGTTTGTAATTGCTATTCCTGAGCCTGCCGTTAAAGTACCTACTTTTATATTAGGGCTTGCAGTGGAGCCAATTAAAAGCTGGCCATCTGCTGTAACTTGCCCCTGAACTGGTTCAACGCCTCTAAAATCTACGTTTGAACCATAAACTACATCATTATCAAAACCAGCCATTAGCTCACCATTGTTTGTATTGTAAAGGCTTTCCAGTTTATTGTAAGAGCTGCCACCCCTGTAACTTGTACCACTGCATTGTTTCCAGAGGCAATCATTGTTGCATTGGCTGCAACTAGTGCAGCTTCTTCGTTTGTAATTTTATCAACTGTGCCACAAACAACCGCTGCTGCGCCTGTTGTTCTAAACGTTGCAAATAAACTATATCCGCATCCCGCTGGTGTAGTGCTTTCGAAACCAGCGATACGAGCTTCAATAGCATAAGTTGCAGGTGTAGCTCCAAGAGGTATTGATATTAGATTAGCAGTTACAGCTCCTACTGTTTGACCAGTGCCACTATACGGAGTATCGTCTCTAGTGATAGTGATTGTGTTAGATGCTGGAACGCCTGTGGTTGTCAGCCCTTCTCCTGTAAGCAAATTAATATTAAATGCTGCATCGGGTCCAACTGCTCCGCCTGCATCGCCAGTCAAAAATTCAAGGTTTGCTGCTGCTGAGGTTTTATCGCTTAAAATACCGCCCTGGCTCATTATTGCCTCTCAACGATTACAGCTTCGATATAGAATGTTCCTGTCGTTGCAACTGTAGGCCCATCTTTTGCATAAAACACAGTTCCTTGAGCAAACATCAAATCATTGTATGAGGGGGAATTGGTTCTAATGTCATACACATTGAAGCTATTTGCTGGCAAGAAAAGCATGTTATTAGTGCCATCCGTAGATATATACACGTCACCATTTGTAGCATTCTTAAAAGTAAGGCAAACAGCAGGAGACGGCAAAGCAGATCCGACGGCAGCATAGTTTGCGCCAATCGATGCAACTCCCGCACTTCTGAGAGTGTCAAATTTAGCCGAATTTCGATAACCCATTTATTATCCTTGTGTTGCTATGTAAGGCCCTTGGCTTAAAATTCCTTTAAAAGGCAAAGGGTTGCTTACTGTTCTACTTACTTTTTTTTTATTGCTGAGGGTGCTTTTTTAGCACTTATTTTTATTTCTACTTTAGCTTTCGATGGTTTCTTCATAGCCTTCATAAGCTTTTTATCTTCCATAATGCTTTCTTTGGCTTCTTTGATGTCTTCTAAAAGATGTTTTTTTATTTTCATTTCTTCTTTTTCCTTGCTTGTCCAGACTGCGAAAGAGCTATCGCAATCGCCTGTTTCGGCTTCTTTACGATTGGCCCCATCTTAGAGCCCATGTGCAAGCTACCTTCTTTGAATTCTTCCATCACTTTCTTTACTTTAGCTTGCTTTTGAGCTTTAGTTTTCATCTTTACATTTCTCACTTGATATGGTTCAAATTCGCCGATATAGGCTCTCTGACTAGTCATTAGTTTATAATCAAATAGTTAAAAGTTGATTGGTCATTTGTTTCGGTTGCAAGTGTGTTATGACGCGTTGATGTAGCCGTAAAAGTATTTGCACCGACAGCTGTAACGTGTATATCTGCAATAGCTGTTGAAGCGTTCAAACCATCTCTTGTAAAAAATATTATAGAACTTGCTGTAACTGCTGTGTTAGCAACTGTTACAGTTCCGTTAACTAAAGTCGCTGTACCTACGCTGCAATTTGCTCCTGCTGCAATTTGTAGCTTATTACCTGCTGTAGAAAGGACAAGATTACCATTTGTTGCTGTAATATTACCACTTGCAGCTGTCAGTGTGTTTGCAGAAACACCTGTTAAACCAGAAACGGTATTAGGTAGTGTAACGTTTACAGTTGAACCCGTTGAAGAAACTGTAACTCGATTTGTTGTTCCTGTAATGTTAATATTACCAGCTGTTGGTGCAAGGCTATTGATAGTATTAACGTCTGAAGAACCACCACCAAGTATAACCCATACAGCTAAACCAGCTGCTGCACCTGTGTAACTATAAACTGAGCCATCATAGATTGCTTGATAGCCTATTTTAAAACCAATATCGGCTGTAGTTGGTGCTCTATTCCAGCTTTCAGGAACTGGTGCTAATTCAATATTTGCAGCTCCTACGCCATATCCTGTGATATTATTATTGCTGTTTCTGATAGCCATATAACCCTCTTTTTTTTCAAAGATTGCTTGCAGAAAAAAGATTTATCAACAAATTTTGTTCATAGCTTGTAGATTTATTGTTCATAAGTAAAGAGGTTTTTTCTAGCTTGTTTATAACTCCAAAGTTATGAAAAGTTCTTCGACAAGTTATAAACTTATGCTTTTAGAGAGAAAAATATTGATTTATCAACAATTCCACAACGTAAGAAGAAGAAGAAGTTTATAGATATAATATTAATATTCTTCATCAGTTTATGTTCAAATGTTGACAAATATAAAGCATATTTGCTATATTGTTGCTGAGCTTTTAATAAAGAGATTTATTGTGTTGATGTCAATTTTTTTAATAGGTTGTATTATTATAGATTTGTTATTTGAATAGAGCCTTAAGACCCTATCCAGATAACAAATTAGACAATTATTTAAAGAAAAGTTTTATTCCTGT